ACTTGCAATCCCAGGTATCCGGCATCCTTCTGTAACAGACTTTGCAATATCTGCTGTTGAGTCTAGATTTGACTCACTTTACATCATGGATATTGAAGAGCGGGACACAGTAAATACAGTGATTACTGCGTCAGTGCAAAATCCTCACGTATTAAATACAGTTAATGATTTTAAAAACCGCGTTTTGGACTCTTCATTTGCAGCTGCATACTTTCCTGACTTAACAACTGTTGATCCGGAAACAGGCGCATTTGTTCAAGTCCCACCTTCAGTTGCTGTACTGGGTGCTTACGGCTTAAATGACGTAGTTGGTCATCCATGGACTGCTCCTGCTGGTTTTTCAAGAGGCGCATTGTCTTCTATAGAAATGTCATCTGTTACACTTAATAGAGACAATTTAGATGATCTTTATGATGCAGATATTAATCCTATCACTGCATTTCCAGGCACCGGTATTACGGTATGGGGACAAAAAACATTACTCCAAGGCGCATCTGCATTGGATAGAGTTAACGTTAGAAGGCTGCTTATTGATGTTAGAAGAAAAGTTAGAAATATTGCTAATACTTTGTTATTTGAACCTAATAGAGTAGAAACTTTAGAAAAATTCTCTGCGCTTGTTAATCCTATTTTGCAAAGAATTCAATCACAAAGTGGTGTTGATAGGTATAAGGTGGTCATTGATACGACTACGACTACGCAAGCTGACGTTGAAAACAATACGATCAGAGGTAAAATATTCTTGCAACCTACAAGAACAGTAGAATTTGTAGCTTTAGACTTTGTTGTTACAAATGCAGGTTCAGAACTTCTTTAATCTAATAAAAAGTCTAGTTGAATAATATATAAGAATATCTCAGGAGATTTAAAATGGCAGAAACACTATCAGTAACAGACATGCTACCCAACAAGTTTGAACCTAAAAGAAATTATAGATGGGTTCTTGCTATTGAAGGTATTGACTCATTTTTAGCTAAGACAACAAAACGCCCTGACTTCACGCTTCAAGACATGAAAATAGACTATATTAATAGTTATCGTAAAATATCTGGAAAGCTTGATATGGGTGATATATCTGTACAACTTCATGACCCGATTGCTCCTAGTGGCGCGCAACAAGTTATGGAATGGATCAGAACGCATTATGAGTCTGTTTCAGGTCGTGCAGGTTACGCTGACTTTTACAAAAGAGACATTCAATTAAAACTTTTGGATCCAATTGGAACTGTAGTTGAGTTATGGGATATAAAGGGTGCGTTTATTAAGCAAGCAAACTTTGGAAGCTTAGACTATAGCGGTAATGAAATAATGATGATTGATTTAACTCTAACATTTGACAACTGCGTTTTACAATTCTAGTTTATAATATAATTTACCTTTACTAGTAAATTTAAATCCTTACAATTCTATGTAGGGATTTTTTATTTTTATAAGAGGAAAATATGTCAGAACTATTTGGAAAAGACATGTCACAGCATGTCATGAAAAGCAACGTAATGAAAGACGAATTTGGATGGGAAGTACCGTACGAACTAGTTCCAATCCCCTCAAGAGGTGTAATATACGATCCGGATTCTGATTTGTATGGGCTAGAATCAGTCCAAATAAAAGCAATGACTGCAAAAGAAGAAGATATTCTAGCATCACAAGCGCTTTTAAAACAAGGCACAGTCGTAACAAACTTAATTAGATCTTGTGTTGTTAACACAAAGTTTGATCCTTCTGATATGATATCTGGTGACAGAAACGCATTAATGATTTCTATTAGAATTACTGGATACGGGCCTGAATACCCTTATACGGGTGAATGCGAAAGTTGTTCTTATAAAAACAAAGCCACAGCAAAACTAGATAATCTAGGGATTAAGCGTTTAGAAATACCTCCTGTGGAGAATGGCAAAAATGAATTTGAATTTTTTCTTCCAGTTACAAAGAAAAAAGTAACTTTTAAATTTTTAACTGACAAAGATGATAAAGATAGAGCTGCCGCGGCAAAATTTACTTCTAGGCATTTAGAAACAAAAGTTGAAAACAATATAACTTCTTTTTTAGAATACTCAATATTATCAATTGAGGGCATTAGAGATAAGAACAAAATTAAACATTTTGTAATGAATATGCCGGCATTCGATTCAAAAGCCTTAAGAAAGTTTATAAATAAAAATGAACCGGGCATGGATATGTCACACAGTTTTGAATGTAAAAATTGTGGGCATACAAATGAAATCAAACTTCCGATTACTTCAGAGTTTTTTTGGCCCAGTACATAGCTGGAGGGTTAGTTTCTTAGAAGAAGCTTTCGTGCTCCAGCGCCACCTCAATATGTCATATTCAGAGGTGAAAAATCTACCGGTTGCTTATCGCAAGTGGTTTATCACCCGTATAGTGCAAGATATTGAGCAAAGAAACGAAGCAATATCTGGCAAGCAGAATCAAGATGCGGGTCATGAAAATATGAGCAAACTCAGAGAATATGAAGATATGTTGTCAAAGAATTCTTGATGATATATAATTAGTATTATCAGGAGAGGTAAATGGCTAATTGGTGGGAAGAAGAATCGTCAGTTCAAAACATGCTAGAAGGTGCTTTTAAGAAAGCATTAACAGACTATGGTGTGGCCAAATCTGGAGAGTTTGTTCCGGATAACAGAGACCAAACAATTGATCCGAGTAAAATGAAAGATGATAGGTCGTCGACAGAGTCTAGACAAATCGACACATCAATTAATCTTGATTCCGAATCAACTAAAAATATCGACAGTCAATTAAAAAAACAGATGACTGCTTTTACAAAAGCTATATCTTTACCAGCAAAAGCAGTTGAGATTTATGACGGAAGCCTTGAAGCACTATCAACTATGGCAACACCGGTGCTAGATCAGTATAATGCAATACAGGAAGGATACGGTGGTTTAAATATCGATCTAGACAAAGCTACCGGCTCTTCAAAAGCAGTCATAGATAGATTAGACAGTATGCAAAAATACTACTACGATGTTGGTAATTCCGGCACAGATATGGCTAAAAAACTAGGCTTTTCTAATAATGCTGTCAGTGCTTATTTCGAGGATGAAGCAGAAGCATTTAACGAGTCAGAAAGAGTTCTAGGTCGTTTAGTTGATCAACATTCACAGTATATTAATCAGTTAGACGAAGAAACTCTCTACAAATTACCTTTATACTCAAAAGCACTAGGCATCTCTTCTGCAGATGTTGCTAAAAACATTGAGATTCAAATCAACACTACAGGTAAAGCCCAAACTACTATGCTAGATGACATAGCAAAGTTTTCACAAGGATTAGCAAAGTCGACCGGAGTACCTTTAAAATCAATTGCTCAAAACGCTGTGCAGATAACAAATGATACGCAGCGAATGGGTGATGTGACTGCAGAAGAAGCAACGAGAATAGCAGCAACCTTAGGACAATTAGGACAGACATATGATAGCTTTACCGGTGTTCTAGACAAATTTCAAGAGTTTGGATCATCTGCAGAAACAAGCGGTCTAATATCTCAAATCACAGGCGGCGCCGTTAACTTAGATGCACAACAATTAATGTATCTAGCATCTGAAGAACAAGAAAAATTCTTGCCTGAATTGAGAAGAATGTTTTTGGCAGGAAACTTTACAAAAGAAAAATTCGAATCGCTAGGAAAAGCTGAACAAAGGCAAATGGCAGCCGGCTTAAGCATGGGTAGAGAGCAATTTAGAGCCATGTTGGACACAAGTAGAGAGTTTGACGAGCATGGGTTAATTGATGAAATTGATAAAATCGCAGCTGATAAAACTCCTGCTGCACAGGCGTTAACAGATCAATTGGAATTAGCACCAAAGTATGCTAACGATTCAGCTAAGGCTATAAATTATATGAGAACAAGAGCTCTTCATCCGCTTAAGCAAGATCTGCTTAATGCTTCAGATGAATATTCTAAGCTTAATGCTAATATTAGAGATAACATAGATTTAACTGATCAAGTAACTGCTGTGGAAGGTATGAAATTTGCTGTTCAGACTCAAGGCGGTATTGCTAAGTCAGCTAGCACAAAAATAGATACTGAAACAAGAATAGGCGTACATGAATTTCTAGAATTATTGACAGAAGGAGCTAGTGCAGTTTCTGAAAAACAGAATCCTTCTAAAAATGCTAGCCCGTCTGTTCAAGCACAAGTTCCTCCGACAGTCGCTAATACAACTTATGGAAGCAGAGCAGCTGCTTTGCTAAGCAAATCAGGAGCTCTTTTTGGTAAGAATGCGGCAATTACACCTGTTCAAAATACTACCGGTGGCACAAACACAGCTCAACCGGTATCAAATGCTGACAGTAATTCAGCTATTGTTGCAAAACTTGAAGAAGTTGAAAGTACAGCAATACTAAACGCATCGACAGCTGGTACCAACAATGAAGAAACAAACAGAAAATTGGCGGAACTAACAACGGCACTGACAAATTATAATCAAAATACAAATTCTAATAAAGAAATAATACTTATGGTAAACAAGTCTGAATTAGGTAGGATAATGTTAGATGGTGAGTTTATTATCGCCGGCGAGCCGCAAAAAATTGTTAAAACAGAAACTAAATAAGGAATATAATGAAAATCAACATAGACGAAATAAAAGAATCATTACAAAAAACAAAAAATTATATTGCTACTGATCTTAGTGAAGAAGAAGAAAAAGAGATTAATATATTTATAGAACAATTAGTTTCTAATTTACAAAAAAAAGTCGAAAAAATTAATATTAAAAATCTAAGTGAATCGATTAAACAGTATATTGAAGAGAACGACAATGTCTAGAGAGACCTTAAAAGATTTTTTTATAAAAAATGCAATACCTGAAGATAGTATATCTTTTTCTCATGATTCGGAGCCTACGCCTGACGGTCTTGGTAATCTAAATTCTTTACATTTAGGCGGTAATGAAGATATTAAAATAGATCCTAACTCCGGACAAACTTTATTAGACTTAGACAGTGCTGACCCGGCAGGAATACTTGGTGACTACTTAAGTTTTTTATCTAAAGAAGCAGATCATGTATATCCTATTAGCCCGGGAAATGAAGCCTCAGCACCAACAAATAGAGGCGAGTATCTAGCAATATCTAGTGAGCATGGCGCAGAAAAAATATATATAACGCCCGGTACTGAATTGGCTTCAAACTTTAATGTCTACTCTAACGGACAATTTGTAAATATTAAAGATGTAGTAGATAAAATAGGTCTAGACAATGATGAAAACAGTGGGCATAAACTTTTAAATTCAATTGAAGGTACCGGTACAAATGACTATGGAGAAGTAACTCATCAAGAAGGTGAAGATAACAAGGTTGTACAAGCTGTGCACAATGAAGTATTAATCAAGTCTAGATTTGGTAATATTCCAAACAAAGAAATCTTTGTAAGTAAAAACGAATCACAGGATACCCATGATCAAAAAGAAAAACTTAAAATTAACAATAAGTTTGGTTCTCATTCTCATCTAGATGAAGAAACACTAGTCAGACTAGAACAGCTTAAAAATTTAGGTGCTAGTTTACTAATGAAAGTCAGTGGATTTGATAATGGTGATACCCCGGGAGAAAGTTTAAACCCAGAAGAACTAGAAGCTAGTATGGTGACCGGGGAATTAAGAAGTAGCTTAATAAAAGGCAGACCAAACGAGATTGGTGCGCCAGGAATTCAGGCGGAAGCTTATCGAGCAAAAAACGCAACCGGGTTTCCACAAAAAGAAGCGTCAGATGAGAGCATTAGAGCTGGAAGAGGTGAGGCTATTGGTCATGTAGACACTAGAAGTTCTTACGGCGCAACATATAATTCAGGAATGCATTTTTCAGGTAAAAATCATAAACTTCACAAGTATCAAGCCGCATTGTCTCTTTACGCGCTTGATGAGGTATCAAGGCGAATTTACAGCAGCATAATTAGACACTTGACTAGTATAGCAGATCTAAATGGCGATGTATACAGTAAAATTGAAGATAATTTTAATGAATTTCTTCACGAGCCACTTTTAGGACATGCAAGAAAACTAGTCAATTTAAAACTAGATTATATAAAAAATTCTGTATTGGTTCCAACTAGATATCCTTACAAGTCTAGTTTCGATAGAGGCCTAAAAGTTCTATTCGGTATTGAATATGTAGATAATACTGCCAAAAGGGAAAAACCAACAGTTGAAAGTATAAAAATATCAAAACAAGTTACATCGTCACCTGGTTTTTGGCTAGCTGTATCTAGATCAGCAATTAAGTCAGCAAATCAAACATTTGACAGTTTAGATCTTCTTAGCCAAACTGATATAGATTCTGAAAGTATAAATAATTTTATATCTGCCATGGCCTCAAATAACATTATAAGATATATGAATGCAATTGCAACTGTGGGTGATGCATCATTTCAGGCATATGGCGGCGGAGATATATCAAATGACGCATTTTTTAAAAGATCTAGAAACGTTGATTCATTGCCGGATTCACCCGGGACAAGAGTGGGAAAGAGCAGAAAAGATAATGGTTACAGGCAAAACCAATTAGCTTGGTCACAAAATGATGTACCTTCTGCATATTTATTACCACTTAATCCTATAAGAGCAGCAGGAAGATTGGATAAAATAGTTTCGGGCCCTAATCCTTTCACAGCAATGGTTGGTTCTGAATTAGTTGATCAAACTTATTTTTCAAAAAACATGGACGGGTCAAGTAATAGAATACCAAAAGAGGTAGTAGAAACATTAGAAAACAAATTAGATGCTGAATACGTACCGTTTTATTTTCAAGATCTTAGAACTAATGAAATTATATCTTTTCATGCATTTTTAGATTCACTTACTGACACTATCAATCCCAACTATAGTACGTTTCCAGGCTACGGAAGACTAGATCCGGTAAGAATATACGAAAGTACCACTAGAAGTATATCAATAGGCTTCACAGTTGTTGCAACTTCTAAACAAGATTTTAACACAATGTGGTATAAGATTAATAAGTTTGTAACTTTACTCTATCCACAGTGGACAAAAGGAACCATGGTAGGCCAAAGTTTGGAGGGCGGAGTAACTAGCAAGTTTCTTCAACCAAATACCCAAGTACTGGGTGCATCACCGTTAGTAAGAATGAGAGTAGGTGATATAATAAAATCAAATTATTCAAAGTTTAATCTAGCTAGAATGTTTGGAATTGGAGATGGCGATGTACAACCTCTACCAGCAGATAGTTCGCCTGCTGCGATTATAACAAATGCATTTGATTACGAAGCACAAAATGTAATAAATAAAATAAAAGATTACAGTGTTTCATTGTTAGCACTTGTGTATGGATCTCCAATTCAATTTTTTAATTTGCAAGGTACTAAAGACCAAGCTGCCAAACTTGGCAGTTTTGGACAAAAAGCACTGTCGGGTCTTAGCTCAACAGCAACAAACTTTTTAAAAAATGGTTTTGTCAATCCTTTGACATTGGGTTTCGTTTTAAATAGAATAAAAGATCCTAACGTAGAGATTAATTCAGCAATAGCTGGAAATAAATTTGACAAAACTACACCTGCTCAGAATGCCGGCCAATCTATAGCAGAATCGATTGGCGATCAGCTTTCAGGTCCACACAAAAACTATACTGTTTATCTTAATTCAAACTATAATCAAGGATATAAAATCATTGGCGGTAATGATGTAATGGTTGGTAAACGCTTAATGATCCAAAAGCCAATTAAAGTAAAAATAGTAAAAAAGAACTTAAGCTCTTATGAAGGTATTAAATTTTCAAAAGATTTAGAAAAAACTAGTAAAACTAAGGTGACTTATGAAGTTGAAATTGTCGACTTTTCAATACCCGCAGATGCCCAAAGTCTAGTTTTGTATTGCATGCCTTCTGATATATATCAAATGCCAAATAAGACGTTAATCGATACACTAGAGTTTGGACTATTATTAGCAGGAGCCGGCGGTGTAATTTCTCCGTTAGCAGATTCTGGACTAAACTCTAACTTGATTAAAGGTTTTGCAAATTCAACAGGAACAGCTCCAGCCATTGATTTGATAAGATCACTCTATCAGTCACAAGAATCAAGCTTTATGGATTCTTTCAACAACCCATTTGCAAAAGCTTATGAATCAACCACCGGTAGAGGTTTAGCAGGAACAATCGGATCTGTTTCTTTTAATTGGTTAGATAACTTTCCATGGGAAATAGATCATAATAGCAGAGCTCCTATCGGATGCAAGATAAGCTTTTCATTTGATGTAATTCATGATATAGCTCCTGGTCTAGACCACAGTGGATACAATAGAGCACCACTTTATAATGTTGGTGATATAATGAAAAACGTATCTGGCGATTCATATGAAAGCTTCTTTAAAGAAGATGAGTTTGAGTTTAGAAAACAAGCTAATAAAGGTATTAAAATAACAGGTAAGAAATAACAGGAGATCATAATGTCATCTTTTTCTAGATATTCGTTCATACCTTCTTTGAAAAATGACGAAGGTAAATCTTTTAAATCAACAAATAAGATCAATGTGCGAATAAGGTCTGCAATAACTAGATCAGAAATAGAATTTAATACACATACTGTGCAAGAAGGTGAAAGATTAGATACTTTAGCTCAGTTATATTTAAAATCATCAGAATATTGGTGGGTTATAGCCGCAGCTAGCGGAATCGGGTGGTCTTTACAAGTACCTCCAGGAACTCTTCTACAAATACCCATCGGTATTGATTCTATTATAGGATACCTAAGATAATGCCAGACTTTAAAAGGACAAGAAACCCAAACGAATTAATGAAAACTTTGTTAAGTGTTATTGAAGAATATGATGGGTTTATAATGGGTCTAGGACCGAGTAACGATTTTTATTCATTTGGCTTAAACAATGATAATCAATCTAATTTAAAGATATCAGATGATGATGAAGATGCAGAATATATTACTAGTATAAGAAGAGAGTTTTTTTCAACTTTACTAGACACAGCTGTTGGCGCATATCACACGTCAGATGTTATTTCCGGGCAAAGTCGTTTAGCTAGTATCAATAAAAAAGGAGATCTTTCTAATCTTCATAGATATATAAAAATTCTTGCAGATACTAGTGCAACATCATCGTCGGAACAAAGTATTTCAAAAGAAGTACTCTTAAAAAATAGAGATTCAAAAACCCCAGGCGACAGTGTTTCCAAGAATAGTTTGGCATCTATGCGGTATATGACAAGAGAACATATAAATTTGCGATCAAGAATTATTGATGCGACATATATAGGAAGCGACGTCGCTGACGGTGAATCAATATATATAGGGACTGAGGCTTATACTTCAAATGTCCTGGGCACAAGAAGTTTAACTTACGTAGATGAGTATACAGACGGAGAGAAAGAGATCTTTCTCGAAGAATTTAAAATACCTGATCCTATTGAAACACAAATAGTGAATAAAGAAGGTAAAATAAACCCTGCATCTTTAGTAGATAAAAAAATGTGTGCTTACGTAATTAAAGATAGCGAATTTAATTATAGTAAGCGAAGAGTAGAGTTTTTATCACTTTTTTTTAATGGTATTACGCCTTTAGAGATGTCAAGATGCACACCGTACATAGAGGTAACATTCTATCACCAAAACTTTGGTACTCACGAAGAGAATTTTTTAAATCCAGCGGGATATATGAAGTTTTTTAGTAATGAAACTGATAGTAATGAAAGACAAAAATTACAAGGTTTCGCCGGCAAAACATATCCAATCAATGAAAGAGAGCTTAATTTATATGATACAGACATTGGGTATATGAATATATTTACATCACCTCAAACAATGGTTAATGCAAATATAAATAGCGAGCCTGGTTCTTTCAGTCTTGGTAATATTAAAACAAACTCGTACAATAGTGCACTAGATCCATTTGCACCGCAAGCAACACTAAAAAACGTAGTACTATCAACTGTATCGGGTGGCTATGGCTTTACTAGTAATAAAAAAGGATCGATGGCTATAACAATACATGATCGTAGTCGCTTAAAACACTTTGCGCCACTGATATCAATTAATCAATTAGCAAAGTCAAGAGTAAAAATAACAATCGGGTGGAGTCACCCGGACGGTGCTGTAGACTCAGATAACCCGATAGGCAGATTTTTAGATTCAATGAAATCTACACAAATGTACACTTTAGTATCTTCAAATTTAAGATTTCAAGGAAATTCAGTTGAAGCAGACTTGCAAATAGTTTCTATGGGAAATCAACATATTGAAGATGTGTCAGCAGCAGCCGGCGCACGAATACCGCTGAGATCTATAGCACCTGCAATTGAAAGCATAGTAACGTCTTTAGTAGCAAAAGCAAAAAAAAGGCAATCTGGTATCCACCTAGAAGAAATAACGTACGTTCATCCTCAGCTTGAACTGTTAATACAAACAGCAAATGCAGTAGAAACAGTTGTTAATGCTGAAGATTATGAACAGATAGTGACAAAGATAAGGGCAAATCAAGGCGGAAATCTAGACGAAGCGATAATAACAGCAATTGCCAAAATGCTAGGTATAGAAAATCTAGAGGAAGGTTTTGAAGCATTAAAGAAAAAATTAAAAATTGAATCTAAAAAAGACACAACAACATCTACAAATTCAGAAATAGCAACAAATACATTCCGCAGCTTAAAATTAAATACAGGTAAACTTCTTAAGGAAAAGTATACTTCACTTTTTCACTCAATTAATGGTGAGATGGTCCAGCCTGATTACTTTACAGCATCATGCTTCGTAAGAGGTACTGCAGAAGAAAAAGACGAAACGGAATTGGCTAGCCTTTATAATGCCACAGAAGGTAGTCCTGCTTATGATATATCATATGTTTCTTTAGGAAAAATAATATCAAACTTTGTAGCAGCGCCCTTAATATCAACAGGTGACTATTCAGAAGTGCAGATGTTTTTTTATCCTCTAAATAGCGCAGCAGGCGCAGCAAGAAAATATACTACCGCGTCATTTCCTTTTAAGAAGGAAGAATTAGATATGATATTTGAACCAACGATATCTGAAGATGATTCTCTAGATCCACTTGACGAAACAATTAAGTTAGGCACAATATCAGCAAAAACAATGTTTGCAAAGATTGCAGCTTTGACAAACTCAACTGATTTTTCTGCATATGGTCTTTCTGAAGTAGGTACAAAAGCAAGAAAACTTAAATACGATGAAATGTTAAAACAAGCTAAAAAGGATAAAAAAATTGAAGAGAAGGTTATTAGCGCTTATTTTAGTAAGTTTGGAGATAAGGGGTTAACAGATTACAATAAAATAAAAATAAAAGAAAAGAAAGAAGAAATATTAAAAGCAGCAGTCAGTCAGTTTATAACAGAATCTTTTAGTGAAAGAAAATTAGAGATATTAGAAGAGATATACGCCAATGATGGCTTGGGTGCAACTGATACTAATACATTTAGGTTTCCAGCTTTAAACATACATCTTGAAGTTTTATCACCAATACGACCAATTGGAGCTAGCGATGTAGATGCAGATATAAGATTTTTAGGAGCTGCAGGGGCTTTATATGATAAAGAAACCCAAACTGAGTATGCCACAGGTAGAATATTAAGAATTCACGTAGTTGATGAAGTAAATATTGGTTCTCCAAATGTTGATTTAGCAAATCAGATATTATATGGTGGTAAAAAATCACTGTCAAAAAATCAAACTGTACCTGATATAATATCAAAAGGAATTAACAAACTATCTGATGCAGAACTTAAAGAATATATTAAGCGTCATTATGCAACTGTGATATATGGCGCCGGATCTTCAACTGTAAAAAGTATTAATCTTTCATCAACAACCTCAGACAGATTAGCTCAGGCAAAAATGTTGACTTTTGAAAAAAATAGAAGATCAAAAAGTGTAAGTAAAAATGTAAATACAGTAGGCGAAAGTATTAGAATGCTACCAGCAACAATTGATATGCAAATTCTTGGCTGTCCACTAGTTGAAAGAGGTACTATTATTTTTATAGATATGGGAACAAATACAGACTTAGATAATTGCTACGTTGTTAATTCAGTAACACATACAATAAGCAGCGGCGACTTTACTACGAGTCTGGGTCTTGTAGTTGGAAATCAAGGTACAGTTATTAACGCACGCGGTAACTTGTTACAAAAGCTAAATGCTATAGTATCACCAACTGAAGAAATTCCAATTGCTGAAAGTTTTATTGGTGAAATAAATAATGGCCCGTCCACATACAGAACCGTGTAGTTTAAAACAGGAAAATAATGAATTTATTATTAACTAAAGAATACAACTTTAAAAACAAAACAATAAGAATAAAAAATAATGAATCACGCACATTGTCAATAAAAACTGTAAATGCAATTTTAGAAACTTTAAAGCTAAATAAAATAAAATCAATAGATGAATATTTCAAAAATATACATGATTCTTTAAACAGACAAGTTGTTGACTGGTCAAGGTTTTTGCCTGCATTACAAAAAACAAAGTATTCTTCATACTTAAAAAAAGAAATAATTTCAAGCGAAAAATATGTAACAAATTATTTTTACGAAACATTTCCAAAAAGACTTTCTCTTTTTAGAAACATACATGTTTTAAGCACCGGTGATAAACCACCCGTGTACAAACACAGTAATGTAACAGGAAGACTTTCTATGGAAAGTGGTGTTAACTACCTTACAATGAAGAAAGAACACAAGAAGCAGTTACGTAGCCCCTTTAAAGATCATCAATTGTTTGAATTGGATTTTAAGTCTTGTGAACCTAATTTATACGCAAGGTATTTTAATTTAGTGCCAGAAGAAACAACAGACATATATACATACCTCGCAAAAGAAATAGGTATTAACATAAGTGATAGAACTAAACTAAAGAGAATTGTACTTTCTATTTTGTATGGTGCAAATGAAAGAGCAATCAGTAAAATCGCAAATATTAACATAAAAAAAGTAAAAGAAGTCAAAAGAATTTTAAATGTTGATGATTTTGAATTAATGCTTAAAAAAGAGTTTAATAAAAAAGGTTTTATTAAAAACTTGTATGACAGACCGATATTAAGTGATACAAACCTTGTTAATTATTGGATACAATCATCGGCAGTAGATTTTTGCTGTCTTTCTTTTTTAAACTTTTTAAATGACAACCCAAGTTTTAAACTGCATGCAGTTATACATGATGCAATTGTTTTTTCTGTGCCTAATGAAAAAATAAACACTTTAAATAATTTTAAATCACTAGGCACTGATAATTTATCTATCCCTATTGAGATAAATGAAATTAAAGCTGATAATTAACTATATGAAAAAACTAAAAGAAATTAACTTAACACCTTCGTCTGGAAGAGGAGACGCACCGCATATTAAAGGAAAACAACCTTACTACGCAGGCTCCACCGGTGGAATGACAGATTCAGCTTCTAGCTCATATAGCTCATGGGCAGGAAGTAAAAAAGTTAAAATTGACATAGAAGAAGAATCAGAAGAATCAGAAGAATCAGAAGAGGAAATAGATCTAATGCCTGAAAATATATTGAAATACCGAGTTAGAAACAACACAGGATATTCATTAAACGAAACGTTGAGTGCAATTAACGAAGATTGGGAGATACTAGATACAGCAGCCGCAGGATTAAAATATGGCGCCCGGGCATTAAAAGCTGCAGGAAAAAGCACTTTATTATCAATACCTTTTATCGATACTATTGCTGGCAGCATGATGCTTGTTTCGGGTATCGGTAGTTTCAAACAACTGACAGATGATATTATTGAATTAGTCCCCAGTGTTGAAGAAAATACATTTGCTGAGGCAATATCTAGCGAAAATGACGAAGCATGGCTAGAAATTATTAATGTTGTTAATAGTCTAGATGAAAAAGAAAGAGCAGAACTAGAAGATCACTTTGAAGATCTACTTCACAACATAAAGACTTTTATAACTACTGCATTTCAATCATATGATTCTGTGTTCGCGTCGTCCGGCGTTGTTGGCGGTCCTGTTGCTCTAGCAGCTGCTGAAACAGGGACAAATCTCACAACTGCAATTGCTGGTTTTGTAGCTGATACTGTGCCTTGGGAAAGATTTGCGCTTGACTTGACAGGTAAGCTTGCAACAATGATTAAGGCAATGTTTGACTTTATTCTTGGGCAAAAAGAAAAAGATGAAAGTAGCAAAATGAGTGAAGCCATAGATAAGGGAGGTCCGATTTTCCTCGCAATCTTAACACACCCCGTCCGATCGATGTCCCGATTAGGCGAATTTTATACTGCAATAGAAACCGGAAAATCACCAATCGCAGATGTTGCTGGTGCAACAGTTGATGCAGCCAAATCCCAAATAACAACTAGTAATTTAGAATCAATGATAGACAAAGCTATTGCAGCAAACGTACGCGAATCTACGTATTATGGGATAGATGAAGACTTAGAAGAAGATCTAGACCTATATTCTGATCTAGATGAAGAAGAATTAGAAGATGTCGAAGAACATGCAGTTGGCGGCTATGCAACTTCTTTAAAGTCACCAACAAAAGCTCAACAAAAAAAGTTAATGACGCTCAAAGAAGATCTTCAAAGATTACAAGACTGGAAATTAAAAACCACCGGTAGAACAAGAAGTTAAAGATTGTTAATATTTTTATAATTAATTTGTATAATGAGTACTGTTTAGGTATAATGCTTAAGCAATAAAAAAAATAACTATTGCAAATTAAAAATTAAAAAATTGGAGATAATCATGGCAATCGATTTTGATGCTATTAAACGTAAACTAGACAGACTAAGCGGCAATAACAGCAGCAGGAACTCAATGTGGAAACCGGTAGAAGGTGAAAAACACACAGTTCGTCTTTTAAGCTTTCCTGATAATGATGGGCAGCCTTTTAAAGAAATGATGTTTTATTATAATATTCCCGGTCAAAGAGGCCTCTTGGCGCCGTCTCAATTTGGCAAAAAGGATCCAATTCAGGAATTGATCAATAAGCTTCGTGATGAAGGTACAAAAGAAAGCTATGAAATGGCAAAGAAGTTGTATCCAAAAATGAGAGTTTATGCCGCATGTGTAGTAAGAGGAGAAGAGGGCGAAGGCGTAAAACTTTGGGGATTTGGTAAGACAGTTTATCAAAAGCTTTTAGCATTAATGCTCGATGAAGACTACGGAGATATTACTGATCCTACGACCGGTAGAGATATTAATGTTGTTTGCAGTAAAAATCCAGGCCAACAATGGGCAATGACAGAAGTAACTCCTCGAGGTAGAGAAACTAAGCTAGCTTCGAGTACAAAACAAGCAAAAGAGTGGATGGATAATCTTCCTGACGTAGAAAGTATTTTCCAGCTTAAGTCATATGATGAGCTAAGCAAAATCATTAATGATTGGTTGGCAGGTGATGAAGAAGATGATACGGGCACTGAACGTTCATCAACTACTGATACTAGCAATGATACTAAAACAAAAGACAAGTCAGGATCTTACGGAAGTTTAGATGATGCATTTGCAGATTTGATGGAATAATTAATTAATTATTTTATCTGGGGGAGGTAATTAATTTTACCTCCCTTTTTATTTGAAAATCTATTAGCAGCAAGTGTATAATAAAAACAAACGGAGAAAATATGTCATCTGATAACTTTACGAAAGACTTGATCAAGTCGTTAAACAAAGATCACGGTACAAGAGTCGCTTATAATCTTTCAGAAGATGAAAGCCCGACTCATGTCAAACGATGGATCAGCACAGGATCTAAAATGTTAGATTATATTTGTGCGAATAGAAAGAACGGAGGCTTTCCTGAAGGTAGAATTGTAGAAATATTTGGCCCGCCTAGTATTGGAAAGTCTCATATCGCAACACAAATCGCAAGAAGTACACAAGCTATGGGAGGTATTGTAGTTTACATAGACACAGAAAATGCAACGTCTGTTGAAAATTTAGGATCTTTGGGCGTAGACGTTTCAAATAGATTTGTTTACGTTGATACACACTGTACAGAAGAAGTACTCTCAATTGCAGAAAAAACAATTTTAAAAGCAAAAGCTTTAAACAAAGATATTCCAGTAACAATTGTTTGGGATTCAGTAGCAGCATCCTCGCCAAAAGCAGAACTTTTAGGTGACTATGATAAAGAAACAATAGGATTACAAGCAAGAGCAATATCGAAAGGTATGCGAAAGATTACGGGTGTAATTGGTCAAACAAATTCACTTTTTGTTATTCTAAATCAGATAAGAACAAAAATTGGTGTAATGTACGGTGACCCTGACACAACACCGGGAGGAAAGGCAATACCTTTTCATTCGTCAATTAGGATTAAGCTCGGAGCAGGACAACAAATTAAAGATGGTGATGATGTCATAGGTATTCAAGTTTGGGCAAAAACTGTTAAAAATAAAGTTGCGCCACCTTTTAGAAAGGTTAATTTTCAAATACACTTTGGAAAAGGAATCGTTGAGCATGAAGAACTTTTTGATCTTCTTAGAAAACATGGTGAAGAAATAGTTGATGAGTATATTGTAAAAGTAAGTGGTACGGGCGGATGGAAACACATGTCTGTTGTAGAAAAAAACTCTGGTGAGATTATTTTAGAAAAGAAGTTTAGAAAAACAGAGTTTAACGAATTATTAAATGATAGACAATATTCTGTTTATTT